TGACCCGTAAAGTTACCGAACACCTCAATGTCGATAATGTCTGCTGTTGTGGCACCAGAAGTCAGGGTAATCCGGTTGTTGGCAGAGCTCACGGTATAGTCGGAACCCTGCACTAACCTGACACCGTTCATGTAAACGTTAACTAACTCAGAGTCGTTTATGATCATCGTGTCGCCGGAGTTATCAGCTCCTGAGAACTGAGTCTGTCCGGCTGTAGGGACATACTGAAAGTTAGTCTTAATCCCCTCAACAGTGGCCTGATCGATAACGTCCTGCAGTAAAGCAGAAGTCAATCTCAGCTCTACTGTGTCGCCTGAAGAAAACGATGCAGCACTGGTGTTATCCTGAGCTCTAACGATAGTAAAAGTATTACTAGACCTGGCAGTCGCCTTCACTACTTCACGAGTAGTAGCCGTAGCCTGTTGGATCGTCAGATAACAATAATCGTCTGCCCCCGAGAGAGACGGAAACGTGGAAGCGTCCGCAACCGTCAAACTGGTTGCAGTCGAATTGATACCTGAAGACAGGGAACTACTAGCGTTATTAGTGAACTTGACTGTCATCGAGCTTTCCTAGTCCTTGGCCTTTCCAATCTGTAAACCAAGCAACTCCACCACCGGATAGATGTACTTCGCCAAGAAAGCATCATCTTTAGGTGTAGGTGTTGCGGCACAAACGATTGAAGCCGCCGTTACAATTGCAGTGGCAATGTTGAATATCGTTAAAATATCCATGTTAAGACGCGGTAACGACCCAGGTTATTGTCATCGAGTCACTAGCCCCTTTATTGACAACCGCGAACACAGTTCTGCAGAGCATCGTTCCGCCTGAACTAGCATTCAAAATAGCTGCTTCTGTAATTGCTGCAGTGCCAGTTCCCGCTGGGAAACTTGCAACATAAGTAACATCTGCTCCGCTAACGGTTGTGCTGGTTAAAGCTACCCTGGCAGATTCACTGACTAGAGCAGTTTGCGCTGCAGCAGCGGCGGTAGTGCCTGTGCCTATTGCCATATGGCTCATAGCGGTAGCAGTCGCATCTTTCATGCGGGATGCCACATACCCTTTTCCGGCAGTAACCACTAGGTTATCTACCTCTTGAACGACATTGTCGTTTAATGAAATGGTCAAACGACCTTTCATTTCCATACCCGATTGTATTTTCATAAGTGCTTCCTCTTATTCATTAAATGGAGATACGTTAAGTGGCGCTGCGTTGAACGCAGCGTTGGAAAACAGTGCGAAACTGAAATTCTCAGTCACCGTCACTGAATCTGTGACTCCCTTGCTAACATCGAAATCTGGATCATCAGCAAAAGAAAAACTATCTGTGAGACCTTTGCCGACTCCAAATGTTTGGGTGTCAGCAAAGCTGAATATGTTTGTTTTATTTCCGCCGTACTCTTTCGAGAAGGCATCGACCGTTGCAGCGTCATCTAAACTGAATGAGTCAGAGAATGTTCTGACAAACTGAACAACTCGAGAGTCGGTGTCGCTGAACGAGAACGAGTCTGTTTTGGCGAGGTCTACCGACTGAGTTGGAGAATCTGCGAGAGTAGTAGAATCTGTTTTGCCTAAACTAATACTACTCGAGTGAGCCTCAGTCATAGCCTGGGAATCTGTTAAGCCCTTTCCTAACACAAAAGAATCAATCGATTCTGTAGGACTGAAAGAGTCAGAAAAAGATCTAGCGAACTGCACCACCCTTGAAAGTGATTCAGACATGTTGAACGAATCAGGATCTACAGTTTTGCCTAACTCAACAGCATGGGACTCAGTAGGATTGAATGTATCTGCAAACGATCTGACATAATCTACTTGGCGATTGAACACATCTCCCATGGTGTAGATGTTTGTTTTTCCGGCGTTGGTATCTTTCCTTATTGAATCGACCGTAGCTGAATCGTCCAGCACAAACGTGTCTGTGAACGACCTCGAGTACTGTACTGCCCTCGATAAAACTTCAGTCATCGACTGCGTGTCGGTGAGACCTTTCCCTATATCAAAAGAATCTATTGCCTCAACGTTGCTGAAGGTATCAGTAAGATTCTTACCTACACCGAAAGCCTGAGTATCTGAGAAACCGAATATGTTGGTCTTTGCCCCAAAGAAATCTTTAGTTATCGCATCGACTGTTGCGTTGTCATCTAGAGTGAATGCATCTGTAAACGATCTCTGATAATCGACCGCCCTAGACAACGATTCGTTCATTACGAATACATCTGTACCTGCGTCCTTGTTGAAGGCTATAGAGTTAGGATCAAGTAAACTAAAGCTATCAGGAGATGCGACCTTAGATATCGCAATCGCATGTTCTTCCAGCATGGTGGCAAGTAGGTTGCGTTCATGCCCACTACGGAAATACCTGTTCTTAGTATCTGGATCGAGATCTACATCTGCTAGTTGGAGGGCAGTTTTCTCGCACAACAACTCGAGCTCTCTTGCCTGAGCCTCGAGCTGCAGATTCCGTAATGTGGTAAGTAGAGAAGGCATTAGTCGAAATCGTCTCTGACTTTGAATTTCAACAGATCATTAACGGTTTGCTTGCCGCCGCTCGAAAACGTGATCTCGATCTCGCCCTCATAAACACCAGCAGTTGGGAACGCTGTTGTAGGGAAGTCAGTAGCACAGCTACCGCCTGAACCGCTAGTTATCGTAGGAGTGATTGTTGCACTAATCGTTGTGCTGCCAACCTCTCTGATTCTCAGCTTTACAGTTGCTCCGGTAATATCTATCGGAGCCCAGGTAGAACTGTCTTCAGTGTCAAGAGTCTGCCCAGAAGCCGCCGTGTTGGAATCTTTAAATGTAAAGGTCAGCTCTGGTAGCGTGTCTCCAACTATGTAATTTAGGGTCTGCGAGTAAGCCATTAGATGAACTCCCTATATCTGACTTTCAAAGAGCCACCAGAGAATCCGTACTTCACCTGTCGGACAGTTCTTCCAACTTCACGCTCATACAGAACTTTGTTGTTTGAGGCGGAACCTGGATTAGTGAAAGGCTGATTAGGCATCATCTGTAGTCGATACAGAGTTCCCTGAACAATCGTTTCCTGATGCTCCTTAGCTATGCCGTCCGGCAAGCTACTCGAGGTGCTTGTAGGCTTTACTGTATACAACACCCTGAAGCTATCGGCAGCATTTGGTACTGGAGCAACAAAGAAGGATGTGTTGTCTCGCTGAGCATAAAAACGAGGAGTACCCTGATCGTCTTCATCACCAAGCTTCTCAAGGAGCAAGTTGAAGCTCACGGGCTGTAGTTTGATTTTGTTGGCAAAGATATCAGTTATGTAGTTCAACTCA